TCCTCGCATACCTGTGCCTCACCCCGGCTACGATAGTCGCCTTGTCGTAACGATCCACACTACAAGGTGCGATTTCCGGTATGTTTGGGACCGCAGGCAGTTTGGCAGAATTAACTGACCTGGGTCTCTGGAATTTCTTGCCAATAAGAATCGTTCCCCGTGATTCTTTCTTGACAACAAGTGGCACCTCCGATACTCGGTATCCCAGACAAACCGAGGTGGAGCCGCCGAAAGGATGCGGACTCAGTGGACGCCGCCCGGCAGCCAGCTGGCCGGAACGGCGCGCGGAAAATCCCCGCGCAGATACATCTCTAGGAAAGTCGTGGTGTCCTCCTTCAGACGAGTATACCACAAATCCGAAATGCCTAAGATTGCAGCGCGCAGAAACTTCAGATGGACATTCTTCAGGAAAATGTCATTGTCAGATCCAAAGCCGTGTTCGGAGAGAGCAATTGCCAACCAATGGTCAACGACATAGAGGTCAATGTCGTCCCGTTTCCAAGGGATGAATCCAAGCAACAATTGCCATTTCTCAAGGCGATAACGGTGCACACGAACACCGTTGTCGTGTTTGTCAACGTGAAACATGGTGGCCAGACGCTTATCGGGGCCCATCGTCTGGACGTCAGTCTGAGTGCTGAGCTGTTTGCCCCCAAAGAGATAGCGCAGGAAAAGTGGTGGGATGATCAGAGCCGAAACCAAGCCCGTCACAAGCGACAATACCGTAGAACACGGCCGCGCGAGCACGCAGGGAATGTCAATGTAACCAAACCTGTAAACAACATCAAACGTCATGAGCATGATGGTGACAAATGCGAACATTACCAGTCCGCACTCCAGGTAGGTTCTCGACGTAGCTTGCCTCTCATTGTACTTCGCCACATCCACCAGTGGTCCCTCGAAAACGCCAGGCGTTTTCTTCGCCACAGGCACCTCCTCCTTCTGGGGGTGTATCTGAATAGCCTCACAGACCTGCTTGAAGGGCATATCGGAACGCATGATCGCAGCGTAAAAACCGGCCCTCA